ACTAAATCCTTTTTCTTTATGTAATTCAACTACCAATTTATATTTTGTTATGGTAGAAGCAGTAGAAACTAAAACATCTCCTGTTGGATTTATTAAAGTATCTCCTGTGTCACCTTGTTTAATTTTACCTTCATCCGGTTTTAGTCCATAATTTCCACGACCAGATATAATCTTAGCTTCTTCATCGGTTTCAGCGTCAAAGTAAAATGTCAAATTCCCAGAACCGAGAATTTCATAATGAATATTTGCAATAGACAAGTTTGGACTTGCTGTTGCGTCTAATAATTCTGAAGCGTCTAATAAAACACCTTTAGTTTCATTACCAACACCAGACGCTGATATAATAGTTTTAAAACTATCATCAGCTAATTGTGTAGCCGATATAGTCATAATTAACTTCTAGGCGATCCTACAGCAGAAGCTTGAACATTACCACTTGAAGTTAACTCATCTGTTGGACCTTTTTCAACTATAACTGTATCACCAGCAGCGTGTAAATAAAAAGTACCTAAAGTAGCAGCACCGCCTGTTGTTTTTACAGTAATTGTATTTGTTCCAGCAGTAGCAGTTATTCTTACAAAGTGTGCTTGACCGATGTCATTATCGGATAACGTTCCAGCAACTAGTGCGCCTTTGCTTATAAATGTTTGTGCCATTTTATTTTTACCTTTTTAAAATTGTTAAAGTTTCCTTATCAAAATATTTCATAAGGTCCTTAATTTTTACATTAAATTTGTCTGCAGCCTTCCTTACATTAAGTTCAAAGTCTGCAATAACGTCAGCGTCATCATCCGCATTACGAAAAATCATATCAACTGCTCGTTTTAATCTAGGCGTTAATTTATTATATTGCCTAGTTCGTTTGTAATCATTTCTTTCAGTTATTAAATCTTCTTTTAACTGATTAAGCTTTTTCATCACTCGGGACCTCTTCAACAGGTTGTTGAACAATCGTTTTAGCCACATCAACTTTCCTGTCATCAAGAGCTGCGCCAACTTTATCTGCTAAAGCATTTTTAATAGCTGCTTGGGCAGAATCGTTATCGCCTTTTCCTAGTGAATCTACAAATTTTTTAATATTTTCATTACTCATTGTTATTATTTATATCCTCTTCTCCCTGATTTTGTTCAGGTTCTTCTACTTTTTCAATTTCCATTTGTTTATCTTGTTTATCAATATCTAGTTCCGTTTGTTTTAACAAGTTTGTTCTCACATACTCATTTGAGAAATACTTACCAATATATGGTTCTACTTCTCTTACAAGAGCAACTCTTTCTCTCATTATCTCAGCATTCTTTAATTCTGCAAAGAATCCATCTTGTAAAAATGTATATGTAATTTGTTGTTGCAAAAGGTCCCATTCTTCTATTGAAATAACACCCTTTAGAACTAATTGTGTTTTTAATAAATCGTGGAATAACATTGTAAATTTCTTTCTCAATCTGCCTACAAATTTAGTAAATTTTAATTCATCTCTACTAATTTCAGCTGCACGACCCATATTAAAACCTTGTCCACTTTCTAATCTACTAATTGGAACATTTAAAGAACGATAAAGTTTTTGTTTAAAATATTCTATGTCTGCAATCTCTCCTAGATTTTGTCCGCCTGGTAAAGTAGTAATTTCAGTTCCTCTACCACCTTCTCTACGAGGTAACCAAAAGTCTTCCAACATAGACATATAATTTCTATCATCTCTTATTTCACCTGTACTTGCGTCATAAACTAATTTGTTTCTATATCGGGACATAATATCTCTTAAATATTGTTCCGCTTTTATTTTAGGTAAGTTACCTACATCAATATAGAATATACGTCTTTCAGGTGCTCTTGCTATTCTGTATATAACAACAGCATCCTCAATCATACGTAATTGATTAACTGGTTTAATCGCCTTATGTAAATAAGATAAGACCATATTTTTTTGTTGGTCTACTAAACCTGATGGACAATATGTAATTGAATCAGGTGCGATTTTAATACCACCCATATTACTAGCAGCTGTTGGGTGTATTCCTCTTTCATTAAACATATAAAATTCATTGAACTTTCCTGCAGCCGTAAATGGCATACCAGGAACAGGCATTGATACACCTCTTTTCATCTCACGTACTTTTTTAATTTTACGTGGGTCAATGTATCTTAATTCTGTTAATCCTAATCTTGGAGATTCTGCGTCTATGATTTTATGATAAAAAACTCTTCCATCAACATACCATCGTCTAAAAATGTCGTGGCCTTTTATATCAAATTGTAATAATAATAAAACTTCTCTAAAAGCTAATCTAATCTTTTCTTTAATAGCATTACTATATTCTGTTTTGGTTAAATCTAAAGATACAGATTGCTGATTTTCGTTGGAGGTTATAGCCTCATTAACAATATCTTCAACTGCCATATCACATTCTGGATGTAAAGCAACTTCTCTATATCGTCTAATAAGGTCTAATTCGTTTCTAGCACCTGCGTCAAAACCTCCGTAAGACGCAAAAAACCCACCAGCGGGGACGGTTTGTGTTCCGTCATCCGCTGAAGGGGGTACTATGTTTTGTCTCGGATCAGATGTAGGCTGTTTTATTCGCTCAATCTTAAACCCAAATAACTCGGCCATAATTTACCTCAATTTCCTTCTACTAATATTTATGTCTATATTAAGTAGTTGTATTTGTTTCAAAGTATTGATACCTATGAACAGCAGTAAAACTTTCTACTGCATTATTTGTATCATAAGCCAACGCTATATCATCTATTGACGTTGGGAACATTCCTCTGAAAGTGTATGATTTAAGCACATTACCGTTACGGTCTAATTGGTCAATAAATGCGTCAACTTGATAATCAGCAGGATTAACTAATCCTTCGTTATCTGACATATTATTAATACCATTCAACCATCTTTCGTAGGCATTACGTATTTTAAAATCCGTATCATTTAGAATTGTATTTGTCCACGTTTCAAATGTTCTGTCTCCAGCAACATATAAAGTACGACCTCTAAATGGTATCGGTGTTTCCGTAACCGTCATTCCAGGTAGACTACTAGAAGAACATAAGAAACTCATATTCTCCGTTTCGCCACCAAGGGATGCAAATCCCGGAAAAGGCATTACCACTCTGAATTGGTTAGCACGAGCGCCGCCGCCTCTTAACTTACTTTTAAAGTCATTTATATTTGGCATTGTTTATCTCCTTACGCTCCCACCACTTCTTCAAAAGCAACACCTGTTCGAGTTGCTACGAATTGTAGGGTTATAAAATTAATTGACCTATTTGGTTTAACATAAATGTCAGCTCTAAATTCATTTCGGTCAACAACGTCACCAGGATTATTCGTTTCATCACATACTACTATAAAGTCTGTGACCCCACGTCTACCTTGGACATCTCTTAAAAAAGGTTCAATCATATTTCTAAATTGTGCTCTAGTGAACTCATCATTGAATTCGAATAGTTGAAATTTAGAAGCTGTTGATATTGCCTTCTCTAATGTAATGAATAGTCGTCTAACATTAATTCTATCAAATGCACTCGGCGTAGATAGTCCAGTTTTATCTCCAAACAAGACTGTGCCTTGTCCAGGGAAAGTTGTAACCGGATTTACTCTAGCTCTGTATAATATATCACGTTCCGTTTTATTTGGATTGTATGCAAGTTTAACTGCGCCTCTTATAACTCCTCTACTGAAACCAGCAGGTGAGAACCAAGAGTCGTGTGTTAAGTCTGTTCTAGCAGCACATCCAGCAGTATCTCCGTTTAATGGAACCCAACGGAATACATCATTATACTTGTCATAAGTATATTTGTATCCACTATCAAAAACTACATAACTTGAACTTCTAACAGCGTCAAAGAAACCTTTAACGTTAGTCGTTTGAGTAGTTGAGTTTGCAATATTAACAACGTCACTTCTTTCTGGACTTGCAAAAGCAACAGCGTCTTTTCTAATTTCAGCAATAGTAATTAAGTTATCTACGTGAGTAGCATCCCCTTTACCAGCAATCAATAGATTAACGTCCATTGTTTCAGCGTCTTGCATTAATTCATAAGCAGATTTTAATTGAGCAGTAGTAATTGTTGAACCGTTTGCGCCAGCTGATAAATTAGCTTCGTGCAATTCAGTCACTGCTGTAAATGTAGTACCTGTTCCGCCAGCACCCCAATTTGATCCACTTGATATATGATCCATCCAATAAATGTATTCAGATTTGTTATAAACAACATTTGGATAGTAATTATCATCACCTTGTGGAGTTTTTCCGTCCGAAGCTTTTGATACTGAATCATAAACTTCTAAAACTTCTCCAACTTTACCTGTGATGTCTCCATCATTATCTGTCACAACAATATGTAATTCATCATTGCTTCCGCCTCTATCAGAAACATAACTTGATGTTCCTGGAGCACCTGCAACTAAATCATAATATCTCCATCTACGTCTAACACTTACGCCGTTAGCAATAGCAGTATGTAATCCTCCTTGGTCTGAACCATCGTGTCTTACAAAAGTAATATTCGCGCCTGAAACCGTAAGGACTCTATATTCGTATCCGCCATCTTCTCCAAAGTTTATAATATCGCCAACACTAAAACCAGTACCAGCCGCAAGGGTTAGTCCTGTGTCTCCGACAGCAATTGAGCTATCTGAAACCGTTGTTTTAGCTGTTTCTTCATAAACTGTTGAGGAAGGACAAAGGGATACTTTTAAGTTATTACCCCAAGACCCGCCTGTTCTTGCTGCCCATTCTCCAACGGAACCTTGTCCTGTAGAATAGTTGTCTTGGTAGTCTGTAGTGTTCTTAATTAAAAGACCACTTCCGTTTGCTGTAGCATTCAGCAAGCCGGTGTTTGTTGCTCGTACAACTTTTAAACTATTACTGTATGCTAAAAAACTAGCAGCAGAAAAAAAGTATTCAAAGTTATTAGAATCGGGTTTTCCAAATGTGTCTACCAAATCTTTTTCAGAAGTAATAGATACCACTTCATCTACGGGACCTTTTGTAGATTGAATACCTATTGCACCAATAGATGTTGCAACAGCTGGTATTACATTTGTTAAATCTTTTTCCTTTACGAGAACGCCTGGTGAAACTTGAAATGCCATATATATGTTCTCCTCTTATTATTCCTTATTAGCTAATAAGTATCAATTATCTCTACTCTTATTTATCAAAATGTTAACCTAGACCTTTATCTACTCGTACAGGATGCCATACTTCACCCTTATCATCTTGGATAATTTCTTCATCTAATCCATCATCTTTAAATCCAAAAGGTGCCATATCTTGTTCAATTGCATTTCTTTGTTCTTCATATAGTCTTGCTCTAACATCTTGGTCAGTTAATTCTTTGAAATATCTTTGATTTGATAACCACGCAAAGATAATAAGACAGGCAACCAAATCATCATTTGCACCTTCTTCAGCTTGAAAGTGTTGTCCTTTTCTAATAAAAGTTGATAATTCTTCTATCATATTGAAATCTTGTATAGACATTTTATCACTCTCAATTAAAGTCTTTAAGTTAGCACACCCTACTCTCTTAACTTGTTTGGTCATACGAACTCCCAGTTGAGTTCCTCTTTTTGAAAATCCTGCACCCAATATCTGACCTGCACGGCCTTTCATTTGACACATTAAAAGATTTGTATATTCTAATTCAAATTGCAATGCGTCTGCAACCTGTCCTCCAATATCATTTACTTCTACACATATATGAGCATTATTATAAGCTTTCGCAACCTTTTCAATTGTGTGTGGAAACAATAAAGGTTTTATTTCGTTATCTTTAAATTTTGCTACAATATTATATGGCATTGTAGTGACATCAAATAAAACAAATGCTGAGTAATCTCTTATTGAACCACGAGCAACATCAACGGTCATTATATAATCGTGGTTTGCTATAGGTTTTGTATAAACATCTAAACCTGCGTTTGAAGTTATTGGGGTTACGTGAGATAATATTTTAAGTTTAGAAGGATTAATTAAAGTATCAATTGAACCTACAAACTCACATTCAAATTCTGAAGCGAATTGTGCCTCGGAAGTATTTCTTATAGTTTCTTCTCTCCATTTATCATCTCTTCCTGGTACTTCACTCCAATGTACATCAATAGGAACATAATCACTTCTTTTATGTATTGAATCATTCCACATTTTATAAAACATATTCATTCCGTGTGGTGTAGATACAATAATTACTTTTGAAGATTTACCAGAAGATATTGTAGGATAAACTGAACTAAAAAATTGGTCAGCAATGTTTGGTGGTATGAAAGCAAACTCATCTAGGAAAATAATATTATATGATCCGCCCCGAATTGCACTTGAAGATGTGGCAGCTGCGAGTATTTTACTATTGTTTTCTAATTCTAAAGAACCTTTATTCCAATTCAATACCCCTTGTTGTAAAAATGGAGGTAAATTTTCATATGCTAATTGTAATCGTCCTAATAAATCTCTTGCTGTAGAAGATTTGTTAGCAAGAATTGCTACATTTACATTTGGATTAAATACTACGTAATGCAAAATGTATGCTAAAATTATTGTAGATTTACCTGATTGTCTAGGCAATTTACAAATTGAAAATCTGTTATTGTGGAATGTATCCACCATTTCTTTTTGAAACCCATACATTTTAAAAGATATTAAACCTTTATCAATAGAAACAATCCTTAAATACTTTTCAATAAAATATACAGGATTCTCCATACACTTTTGAATTTCTAATATTTGTTCCTGTGTAAATTCTCTTTCTACATTTGCTTTTTGTAGATTAGGATTTCCTAAATATGCTTCTCTACTATCAGGCATTAATTATAATTCCTTCTATT